TTGGAGAAAGGGCAGAATGGACCTTGATGTTTTGACCGGAGATATTCTTGACGTCATTGTCGGAGACACGCCCGAACAGCTTGAGCAAGTTTTAATCACCCATTATCCGCAAAGCGGTGAAACAAAGGACATCACCTATTCCCTATGGTCAGACGAAACATTCAGAAAGCTTGACTATAACGGCAACACCCTTGAAACCATGCCAAACCCTTATAAGGTCATTCCTATGGTTCCGGTGTGGGATTCTTATCCGGTGGGCACGTCCTTCTGGCAAGCTGGCGGTGATGATTTGATTAACATTCAATCCGCGGTGAATGAAAGGCTCACAGATCTTTTGTTGGTACTAAGGCAGCAAGGTTTCGGGCAGGCCGTGATCAAAGGCGTGCCAGAACAGGGCTCTAATATGCAGGTGGGCCCAGGAACCACGATTGAAATTGAAAATCCGCAGGGTGACTTTTATTACGCAAAAAGTAATGCACCCATCCAAAGCATCTTGAATGCCATTGATTTCATTGTCAAGCAGTTAGCTGTAAGCAATGGCCTGCCAGCGTCAAGCCTTTCAATTCGCCCCCTGCAAGAATCGGGGGTGGCACGTATAGCAGGAAACCGTGAGCTTGAAGAGCTGCGACGTGATCAGATTAGCCTTTTCAACAGCTATGAAAAAAGGCTGTTCAATATGTTTCGCATTGTCTGGAACGTACACAATCCAGGAAGAAAGATCACCGAAACCGCACGGTTGAAAGTCGATTTCTATGATCCAAAGCCCACCTTGAGCCCGGATAAGGAAGTCGAAAAATGGGAGAAGGAGCTTGAAATGGGCACCATAAGCAGAGTTGATATTTTGATGCTTAAAAATCCTGACCTTTCAAGGGAGGATGCACAGCAAAAACTTGAACAGATCAGGCTTGAAAATGAAACTTTTAAACCCTCGCCTCCCCAGGCGTAAAACGGAGGAATAAAGCAATGACTGAAGAAATCGGAACCACCCACGAAAGCGGTGCAAGCAATGACCAAATCCAAACCACAACACCGGGCAACACACCCGCAAACAGTGACAGCATGATTCCCAAATCACGCTTTGACCAGGTGAATCAACAAAAGAAAGATGCTGTTGAAGCATTGAAAGCGGTGGCAGATTCTATGGTTGAAGATGTGCCGGAGGATTTTCGGGACATCATTCCAAACCTTGCACCCGCCGACAAAATCACATGGATACGACAGGCATTGAAAAAGGGAATCTTTAACAAGCAGGTTGAAAACGGTTTGGACTCAAGGCGTCCAGGTGGCAAGCCACCCATGGACTTTAGCAACATGACGCCAGAACAAATGATGGCGCATGGCTATAAATAGACAATACTTTTATGAGGAGATTATAAAATGGCACTTACACTTTTGGAGGCCTCCAGGCTTCGGACCGATCCACTTCAACGCGGCGTGATTGAATGTTTTCCCAAAGCCTCGCCCGTCCTCGAAAGAATTCCCTTCCTGACGGTTTCGAGCGACAGCTATAAATTTAATCGTGCAGCCACCCTGCCAGATACGGATTTCAGGGGTTTGAATGAAAGCTATACGGAAAGCACCAGCAAGCTTGACTCCGTGACTGAAAACCTAACCATATGTGGCGGGGTGTCGGACGTGGACCGGGTGTTGGTCAAAACGCAGGGAAACATAAACGACTTGAGGGCTATTCACGACAGCCTAAAGGCCTCCTCCTGCTCAAAAAAATGGACCCGGACATTTTTCAAGGGCGATGTGGAAAGCAACCCGAAAGAATTTGACGGGCTCCAAACCCGTTTAATCGGCAACCAGTTGATTGACGCTGGCTCAACGGGTGGCGGTGATGCTTTGTCCCTTGCCAAATTGGACGAGCTTATTGACGCCGTGGATGGTTCTCCAGACGTTCTTTTCATGAATAAAACCATGAGAAGGAGATTGACTGTCGGTGCAAGACTTTCAACCGTGGCTGGAGATATTCAATACACCATTGACCAGTTTGGCAGAAGGGTTACGACATACAATGACGTGCCCATTGGTATAATTGAGGAAGACGAAAACGGTGATCAGATTCTGGCTTTTGACGAGAATAACCCTGGCGGAGGCACGGCAGCGTCCACGAGCATTTATGCCGTTCGGTTTGGAGTGGGAACTTACGTTTTCGGGCTCCAGTGCGGTGAAATGGACGTTATTGATATGGGCCTCTATTCGGGCGGAACTGCGTACAGGACCTTGATTGAGTGGATTTCGTCCTTCACTATCGGACACAACCGCTCGGCAGCAAGACTTCGAGGAATCAAGGACGCTGCCGTAACTGCGTAATGTTTTCGGGCCACATAGCCTTGCTAACAAAACAAAGGGTTTCTTCTCCTTTCCCTAACGTTTTGTGGCCTTAAAAAAAGCAAGGCTCGGGTTTGGCAGAAACCCGTTAGGAAGGGAGCTGGGGAGTGGCCCTTTTCTGCTGCGTTAAAGCCAGTTAATGGGCATTGTGGAAACGCAGTGCCCATTAACCCCACCTACAACAGCACACCGGATTAAACCATGCCCAGAATCGGTTACAAGCAAACCGACGCACATAAAAAAAAGGTTTCTATTTCACGGAAACGGAAAAACAAGATTGAGGCCGTGGTTGAAGCACCCCCAGCCTTTCGTGAATATAGATGTGTCAACTATGAAACTTGCCTGCGAAAAGCTGCCCTTTCCAACAAAAACCTGGATTGCACCGGGTGCCGAAACAAACAATATCCGACACCAAAGCATTCAGACTGTTTTTATGAAATCGTGACGCAGGAGGCGGTGGCTTGCCAAACCTTGCTCCGTGCTGTCTTCCACCCCCAGGCATGGAGGGTGGAAGACCGGGCAAAACAAAAAGCTATGAACAAAGGGCTTGACTATGGGCAGGAAGAAGAGCCGGGAGCAAGGATTCGGTGGTGGGGATAATTTAGTCAGGATCTAAAAATACCATGTAGCGCCACAATTAGAGCAATGGGCCTCTGTTACCTTGTCTTTTCTACTGAGGCCGGTGCCTAACAACGATATCCCCGCTGTTAACAAGGCTGCGGTGGCCTTCCCGCCGCTAATTCCCGCCTTCTTTTTCACAGATCGTGTAGTGACAGAGCCTTTGGTTTGGCAGTGTGGGCAAATGATGTTTCTGTCTTTACTGCGCTTTTCTGCTTCTCTTTTGTCAGACACTTCATCCCCACTTTTCACGAAAAAATAAATAAGGAAAATAGCAATTCCAAGTAATAAAAAACCTTCCATTTGTGCAACTCCTTTGCAGCTAAAATTTGAAGGTTCAATGATGGAGTCGGCGGTGTTTCATTATAATGGCCTGCTTCTGCTCTGCCTCAACCGATCAAATACTCTCGTTTCTATAGTTTGGAATATTTCATCCCTTATATCACACAGATCTTTCCAGTTTCTTTCGACAAAATCCTCGATTAGCTCATCATTATTGGGGAGCATGCACCGGTTGGGGAACTCTTTGTTTATAATAGCATCCCATATTGGTTTAATGCATTGATAAACAGCTTCTGCGTATGTATTAAGGCGTGACGGAAAGTTCTTTCTTATGGATACTATTTCTTTTTGTAACCTTGCAGCGGCCTCTTTAAGCACCTCCTCCTTTTCAAAATCTTTCACATTCTTCTCCTTTCATTTGTTGGGCCATGCCCACCCCACGGCAAAGGTGGAACATAGTCCGGTTAATAGTTACCAGATCCGCACGCCTGTTTTATCATCAAAAAACAATGCCTCGGTTTCTTCAACCATCTGCCGAGTCAGAATTCTGTCGATGGTAACATCTTCAGGCAACTGATCCGGATCATCACAAAAGACAAGGGCACCATCTTTGTCATAATAGCCTGCCACATCTCCATTTTCGATTTTAGCCATGATAAAGTCCTCCTTTCTTTAAAATTTGGTTTTGCACCTTGTCTCGTCTTGTCTTGTGTGCCGTGTTTCAACCTGCATCTTTTAAAGCCACTATATAATACTTTTTCGGAGAATTCGTAAAAAAAAAGGTATGGTGAAGAAAAAAAGCGGATAACCGGGCAAGACAGCCGAAAATGGCGGAATATGGTCTCAAAGGAGTATCATTATAACATGAAAAGTTTTTTAATTCGTAAAAAAATGCATGGCCCTTGAAAAAGTTTCAATAACCGACTGGGCCCAGCCTTTGCCATTATATTGTGACCTTGCCAGACCGCCCACAATCGACGGACATGGTCCGGGCTATACTGTGCAATGGGCCAGAATTGAAGTTTAATCACATGCCATATTATACGGAGACCAAAGGGCTATGGTTGTGTTATCATGGGCGGGTGGTAAAATGGTCCCCTGTGGTTGTAAATCGGTTGCGTTTTGTGGTAAAAAAATGCAACTGAAGGGCTTTGGGCATGGCGTAACTGGTTGATTTTATTGAGGGCGGGAGCATGGTATCCATTGACTTTTATTGAGTTTTCTTATAGATGATATGCGGCAATCATGCCAACCGGTCTTGTTTTCTTGAACATGGCAGAGGGAAAAATGATTCAAATGATCCCTGAGCATCCACAAACCCCGTTACTCCAACTGAATGGAGAGCGGGGTTTTGTATTTTGTGGGTTTGGGAAACAAAGAATCGACAGATAATCGCAACGTGGATAGGAATGATTGATTTTCAGTTCAGCGAAGACAGTCGTATAGAAGAAACGGCGGCTCCAGCACATGCGGAAGGCGACATGGTCCTAACGTATCGGGCGTTATCGGTTTCCTCCAGGCGGCCAGGGGAAATCCCAGGAACTAGGGGAGTTGCGATGGTATTTTCTGCCGGATGGGTCGGACAAGGTCCTCACTACCCTGGATGAGATTAATCACCATATCACCTCAGAACCTGCCACCCCGAGACCCTTCTCCCGGCCCCTCAAGTTTAGACGAGACAGGTTGAAAGCCATCGAGGCCCACATCCGCACCCGGGACCTCAAGGCCCGCAAATCCGTCACCATGGCCCAGGTTGCCGGTGGGCAGGAAGCCAGCAATGGCCTGAAGCTTGTGGCATGGATGGATGTGAGTTTGCAAGAGCAACTCTGAAGCGAGGCATTGCAATGATTTCAGAGTAGAGAACGGCGGTGGACCCTGGAGGTTGGACAGCCTGAGAGAGGAATAAGCTCTGAGCAGTGGTGGTTCATGGGAGGCTTCAGGCTGCCATGGCTAACGGATGA